ACCCTGCTTTATATCTTAAAATAGAAAGACCATCATGGATTATGGCTTTATTCTATAATGAAAGAGGCGAAAGAGTTGAAATGAAAATGGAAGGCCTAACAGCTAGATGTTTTCAACACGAACTAGACCATATGAATGGCGTTAAATTTATTGAACATGTTGGTCCCGTTTCTTTAAGATTAGCAAAACAAAAACAAGATAAAATTATTAAAACAATTATACGAAAAAGAAAACATGGTAAATAAACAGACAGCATTAGTATTAGTATTATTTTTATTTTCATTTGTGATATCAGTTTCATTTATGACTTCATTGGTTAATAACGACCTTGAATTACAAAAACAAAAAAATCAATTCGATGAATTACAAAGACAAATTTTATCTATTAAAAATATGCAAGAAGAAGACCAACAAAAAATGGTAACTGTATTAAAATCTATAACTGCTGTTGAAAAAGACATTGATAATACACAAGAACTACAAAGATTACAAGCACAAAAACTATCTGAAATCATTAAGAAAAGAAAATAATGGCATACGCATTTGATTCAAAAGACGATGTAGAAACCCAATGGAGTAAATGGTTGGCTTTAAATCCTGTTGAGGATATGCCTACGATTGATGAGAGTGAACTCAAAGAGACTGTCATCAAAGATTTATCCTATGTTTCTAAAATGGATGTTAAAGAATACACACTCTATCAAAAGTGGTGTGAGGTTCAAGACCGATATCCATCAGTCACAATTAATGATTTATGGGAAGGTGAGAAAAAAGTTATTGAAGACGAAGACCAAAGACGAGCTATCGAAGAGGTCAAATCAAACTTTTGGAATCCAACGGATCCAGATGAGTATCTTAAACTACAACCTGAACTCATCTATGCCAATAAACAAGATGATTTACCAGAACTATGGAATTGTATTCGAACATTCTCATCGACCATGAAAAACAATTCAAACATTGGTCGTAATTTAAACTTCATTGTTAAAGATAAAGTAACCAAGAAATATCTAGGTGTGATTTGCATATCATCTGACTTCCTAGATTTAACACCACGAGATAATTATATTGGTTGGAGTCGAGAACTTAAAACACAAGGTGCTATGATTAATCATACTGCTATTGGTTCAACGATTGTTCCATTACAACCACTTGGTTATAATTATGTGGGTGGTAAGTTACTTGCTTTATTATGCCTTGCTACACCAATACAAGAACTATGGGAAAAACTCTATGGTGATAAGTTAGTTTCAATTACAACAACATCATTATATGGCCAGGCGAAACCAAATGGACTATCACAGTATGATGGTTTACCTTATTGGCAGAAAATGGGTTTCACGGCAGGTTCAGTATCTTTTGAACCAGAAAAAGAAACACGATATAAGATTCGCCAATGGCTAATGAAGAATCATACCAAGAAATATTTTGAATGGTATGTTGCCAAGAAACCATCTGGTCAACCACATAAACGAGACCATAAGAATCGTTCACTACAATTTACCTATTCAAAACTACATGTGCCTAAAGAATTGATTAAGACAGCTCATGCTCGTGGTATCTATTGGTGTCCATTGTATGATAAGACAGTAGAGTTTTTAAGAGCCGAAGACACAACAGGAATGAAAAAGAACTTTGATACTTCGATTGAAGCATTAGTAGAAGTTTGGAAGAAAGATTTGGCCAAACCAAGAATCAGTATTCTTAAAAAGAAAGATAAAGTTTCACATGAAACGCTTTTCTATGATGACCTAATTACCTTATCATGGGAAGAAACAAAAGAAAAATATCTAGGCCAAGTTGGTCGGTAAACATGGATAAAACGCTTGACATTAAGTGAAAGTCCTGTTAGAATGGTTACATTAAATAGTTAATTGCGGTGGGTCCGAGACAGTCTAGCCTCCCCGGTTAGATAGTGTGGTTTAACACCACGACACCGCTCCAATGCGGGGAGTTATTAGAACAGAATGGGTGTCCAACCCGTTCACTAGGTGCAAATCCTGGACTCCGCTCCATATTCGAAAACATGTTGTTTCCACGCAACATGTTGTTTTTTTGCACCATTTGTTGTTTTTCTGCACCACCCCCTAAATAATGCTTGACTTTTGACCATTTCTATGTTAGGATGGTTACTTAAAATTAAGAAACAAATATACGATGTCAAATTATACAGTAGAATCTAAATCACAGTTAGCCAAATTAATGGCTACCGAAAATCTTACGATTCAACATTCAAAAATTCAAACCGCAAAGTTTGATCCAAAGAATCGTATCCTTTACCTCCCTATATGGCAAAATATGACAGGCGCTCTATATGACCTTTTAACAGGCCATGAAGTTGGGCATGCCCTTTATACTCCTGCCGAAGGATGGCATGATGCTGTGGTAGATAAAACCAAAAGCAAGAATTTTAAATCATTCTTAAATGTGGTTGAAGATGCCCGTATCGAGAAAAAAGTTCAACGAAAATATCCAGGTTTAAAATCATCATTCGCTAAAGCTTATGCTGACTTGATGACCCGTGATTTTTTCGGTATTAAAGGCCGTGATATTAACGATATGGCTTTCATCAACCGATTAAACATCTATACCAAAAGCCAATACACTATGAAAGTGTTTTTTAATGGCGAAGAAGAAAAGATGGTTGAAAAGGTTAAAAATGTAGAATCTTGGGACGATGTAGTAAAAGTTGCCAATGAAATCTATGCCTACTCTAAAGATGAGCAAGCTGATATGCCTGAATTACAAGATTTTGATTTTGAAAACCTTGATGAATTTGAAGATGAATCTGGTGATGAATCTGATTCTGCCAACGATGGTGATGCCGATGAAGAAGGCACAGGCGATGATGAAGGTAAAGGCTCAGGTAAAGAATCTGAGCAAGAATCTGAAGCCGAAAAAGAAAAGACCAAAGAATTTCAGGTTAATAATGATAAAGAATCTAATGTTTCAATGGATGACCAGTTTGAACCAAGATGTGAAACCGATGAAGCATTCCGTCAAAACGAATCAATGCTTTTAGATGAGAAAAGTAAGGACTATGTTTATGTTACTTTCCCTAAAGCTAACTTGGATAAGATTGTAACACCATATAAAAGAGTCCATTCATTGATGGAGAAATCATGGAAAGAACAATTGAATGCCAACCTTCACACCGAAGCTGATGTTCAAAAATTAATCCGTGAATTTAAAAACAAGAATGAAAAATATATCTCTTTACTTGCCAAAGAATTTGAGATGAAAAAGGCTGCTAAAGCTTTCTCAAAGATTAAAATTTCTGATACGGGTGATATCGATATTAATAAAATCTCTACCTATCAGTTTGATGATAATATTTTCCGTAAAGTGATGATGGTACCAAAAGGTAAATCACACGGACTTATTTTAATGTTGGACTATTCTGGTTCGATGTCTCAAAATATGAGTGGCTCAATTGAGCAAGTGCTTGTATTAGCGATGTTTTGCCGTAAAGTAAATATTCCATTCCATGTTTATAGTTTTGGTGATTCATTCACTATGTGGAAAAGAGATAATGAGAGCTCTGATGATTCTGATATGAACACTATGTTTAGTGAGAAACCTGGCGAAATTAGAATGAGGTCAGTATTACTCCGTGAATACCTTAATTCAAAAATGGGTAATGCAGAATTCAGTAAATGCCTAAAAAATATGTTAATGCTTAAAGCTTCTTATGATGATAAGAACCAATGGCATAAACAATCAAGGTTCTTTAGACCAGATTCAGAGCAATTATCTAACACTCCATTATCACAAGCTATTTGTGCTATGAAAGATGTGATGTTGAATTTCCGTAAAGTAAATAACCTTGATTTAAGTAGTTTGGTTATTGTTCACGATGGCGAAGCAGACCAAGTGGGTTATTATAACCCAACCTTGCCTGATGAAAATTCAACCATTCATGGTGGCAAAATGTTTGAAACATATAATACCAATATCGTGTTTATGGATCCAAAAATTAAATTTGAATTTAAAGTTAAAGAAGAAGAAAACCGTAATCGTGATTATGTTATGCGAGCTACTATGGATTGGTTCCGTAAATCAACCAATTCTAAAGTGTTTGGTTTCTTCCTTACTCCAGGTACAGGTAGAAATTTACAAGGCGCTATCATCAACAAATATTATGATAAGAATGGTAAAACATTATATGAAAATAAAGCTTTATGGGAAGAAGCTAAAGAATTAACCAAAGAGTTAAAAACGAATAAAGCTTTGGTTTCAAATAATCCTGGTTATGATAAATTCTTTTTCATCCTTGGTGGTAAAGAATTGAATACCGAATTAGATGAGATTGAAGTTCAAGGCAAAGTAACAACCAATAAATTGAAAAATGCCTTTATGAAATACAATAAAAAGCGTCAGGTAAATAGAATTATCGTCTCCAAATTCATTGAAGGCATCGCTGCCTAAGCTCTTGATTTTAAAGGGATTAAATAAATCCTGTAAGTCATTGATTTATAAGAGCATTTAGCCCTTGACAAATAGACAAAAACCTGATATAATGGTTGTATAATAATTAAAAAGGAGTTTTTATATTATGAGTAGCAATCGTGCCGAATTGCGTGACAAGTTTATCGATGCCCTAAAGAGCACAGGTAAACAGGAAGTCACCAAGGGTGAAATTAAAAGTATTATGCAAGCCATAGGTGTCACCAATGTTCAATGGTTCACCAAAGACGAATCCAATCGTATTGGTCGTGGTTTATATCGTGTTCCAGACGCTATAGGCGCACCCAATATCCAATCTGAACCAATGCCTGAATTACAGGCCCAAATCGTTCCAATACTCAGGAAAAGAGAAGATGGTAATAACCGTATCTCTAATGTTACTACTGAATTGGATCTCTCGGATTTAGTTCCAAAGGTATATAAAAACTATGTCCCTTTTGGCAACTTTGATGATGTAGCCTCAATCATAGGTTCAAATCGTTTTTTCCCTGTTTTTGTGACAGGCCATTCTGGTAATGGTAAAACGATGTCCATTGAGCAGGCTTGTGCCAAACTTAAAAGAAAATTTGTATTAGTCTCCATGACACCAGAAACCGATGAGAGTGACCTCCTTGGTAACTATGTTTTACTTAATGGTGAAATGGAATGGCGAGATGGTCCCGTCACTACAGCTGCCCGTCAAGGTGCCGTTTTATGTATTGATGAGATTGATTATGGTGCTCAGAATTTATCCTGTTTGCAACGGGTGCTCGAAGGCAAACCATTCCTTCTTAAAAAGAAGGGCGAAATAGTATCGCCTGCTGAAGGCTTTACAATCTTTGCGACTGCCAATACCAAAGGTAAAGGTTCAGAAGATGGTCGATATATGT